CCTAAGTAAAATTAACAAAGTAAGAATTTATACCATTGAGGGGGTTGATTATACAATAACTGAATTTAAAAAACATTTTAATAATTTTGAAATATGACAAAGAAAGGAAAATATTTTTTTAGAGATATACCGCCAGGTACATGCAATAAACACGAAGTTATTCCGGCCACTAGGGTTTGTTTTTGTTGCGGTAAATACGTGGAACCATTCAATATATTTTGTGATCCTTGTTATGCAAAAAATAACCAACGAAGAACTAATAATTAAATAAATGAACATACAAAACATTTTTAAAAGTAAACCAAAATTTGAAACATGTACCTTGGCAATAGCCGACTACTTTAAAAGAAATGGTAGTTTAAGCCAGTTGGAGTGTTGCCAGTTATTCCTTAATTGGAATCTTCACAAAGTAGTGGACCGTCTAAAAAAACACCACAATATGAATTTTGAGAAAACAAAAAAGCTTGTTAAAACCAGATACGGTAAAACAACTGAAATTGTAACCTATCACTTAATAAGATGATTGAAGATTATCCGTTATTTGCTGACTTTTGGAAGCTAACCAATAAAATTGGGAGAAAAGAGTTGATGGCCAAAAGATGGCAGGTATTGCCACAATGGAAGAAGATTGAAGTTTTTAACAAAGCATTAAGCGATAAAAATAAAAAGGGAGCAGAATTTTACCTAAACATAGGAAGATGGAAGAATTAGAAAACATAAAATTAGAAATAGAAAGCATTAAAGATGAAATTGAAAATCTGTCCGACCAAATTAGAAGAGAACGTGACGGTTCTGTTGATAATCAACGAGATTTAATGAAAAAATCTATGGAGTTAAATTTAGCACGTAGAAAACTTGAATTTAAGCTAATGAAGTAATTTGTTTTTGTAATAAGTTAAACTATATTTGTACCGCTCATCACGATGAAAATCTTTAAAAATAAATCCCCATTCCTTACATTGCACTTTGCATATTTTATGCACGTGATGAGCCTTTGTATTGGATGGGGTTATTTTTATAAATGAGAGATTCCTGTATTTTTTACCGTAGTTTTTATGAATCAATTAACGAACTACCAGACACAAACAAATTAGAAATTTACAACGCTATTTTTAGCTATTCTTTGAACTTTATTGAGCCTGAATTAACAGGTTTAAGTAAATCTATTTTTACATTAATAAAACCACAACTTGATGCTAATATCAAGCGTTTCAATAATGGATTACAACCAAAAGACAAGCAAACAAAAAGCAAAACAGAAGCAAAACAGAAGCAAAAAGAAAGCAAAGTAGAAGCTAATAACAATGTAAATAACAATAACAATGTAAATGATAAATTTTGATATTTTTTATAATTTATATGATAAAAAGGTAGATGGTAAGGATTGTAAATTAAAATGGGATAGATTAGATTTAAAAACTCAACAACTAATATTATCAATACTTCCTAAATACATAAAATCCACCCCTGATAAGCAATTTAGAAAATCGCCTTTGGTTTACTTAAATAAAAAGGCATGGGAGGATGAAATTATTATAGAAAAAGAGTTTAACAAACCAGTACAAACATACAAAGAACCAATATCAAAATTATTATGAGAAAAATAAGATTAGAATACTCAAGAGAGCAAGGATGTTTTCACTTTGAAGATATTAACAAAGACAATAAAAATACATTTAGTTATTTTACAATTAAAAATGAGGTTGATAGTGATATAGCTTCTGAATTTGTAAAAATGTATGATAGTAAATATCCAAAAAGAAATATATCAATCCAGGCAATGAAAGATGAATTTAATAACTTTATCAATGGAAGGTAAATTACCACCACAGGCAATAGATTTAGAAGAAATAGTAATAGGGGCTGCAATGCTTGAAAAAACGGCATTTGGTAAAGTATCAACTATTTTAGATAAAAAAGATTTTTATAAGGAGCAACATAGTATAGTTTGGGATATTATGAGTGAACTATATAATGAAAATTTACCAATAGATATTATGTCTGTTATTGAAAAGTTAAGGTCAAAAGGTAAATTAGATTTAATAGGTGGTGCGCATTTTATAAGCCAACTAACAATAAGGGTTGCTTCTGCTGCAAATATTGAATATCATTCTACAATTATAAAACAGTTATCACTACAAAGAAATATTATTGAACTTTCAACGGATTATTTAAATAAAGCATGGGAAAATGGAATAGACCCTTTTGAATTTAGTAAAGAATTTGCATGGAAACTTGAAAATATTACATCTTCACTTACTCCCGATATGAGAGATATAGGTAAAGTTGCTAAATTAACTTACAGTATGATGCGTGAAGCAAGTTTAAATGAAAGTGATATAATTGGTTATCCAAGTTCAATAAGTGCCTTAAATGATAAATTATTAGGCTATTCTGCACCCGATTTTACAATAGTTGCAGCAGGAACCGGAGAAGGTAAATCTACGTTTATGTTAAATGAAGTTAAGGCACTTGCAAAACAAGGCATTCCATGTGCTGTATTTAGTTTAGAAATGAACGATTATCAACTATTATGGAAAATGTTTAGTTCTGATTTAGATATAGATGTTAAAAGTATAAGAAAGGGTAAAATGGATGAAGGTAGATGGGATAGTTTAAGTGATAATGTTAAAGAATATGCAAAGATGCCAGTTTACTTTTATGATTCAGGGGGATTAACGATAGAAAAGTTTTGTGGTATTGTTAAAGAAGCTGTAAGAAAAAACGGTGTAAAAATGGTTTTTATAGATTATATACAGTTGCTTATGGTTCAAAATGCTAAAGACTTTGGTAATAGAGAGGCCCAGGTTAATTTTATATCTAAAAGGATTAAACGATTAGCAAGGGAATTAAGCATACCTATAATGGCTTTAAGTCAATTATCAAGATTAGAAAAAGGAACTAAAAGAAAATATAAACTTTCGGATTTAAGAGAATCTGGAGCATTAGAACAAGATTCAGATAACGTAATATTTTTATATAATCCATCTTATCATGGAGTTGAAGAAATGGAATTTTATGATAAAAACGAAAACGGAAATTATGAGAAACAAACTATTGCATTTGATCATGAAGATTGTTTAATTTTGATAGAAAAATGCAGATTAGGAGAAACAGGAATAGTAAGATGTAAATTTAAAGGTCAATTTTCACGACATGAAGATTTACCAAATAGCCAACGAATACAAAAGACAGAAGATTTTAGTTTTAACGATAGACCTTTTTAAAATATGATAAAGTGGATTAACAAACCTTACGGGAATTGTCCCGTACAAGCGGAAGGATATTTTTTGAATCATTATTTCTATTTTCGGGCAAAATGGGAATTTGTTGAGATAGAGTTTTACAAAACACAGGAAGACTTCTGGAGCAATGAACCTATAAAAGAATATCTTTTAATGAATACAGAAGAGTACAAAGCAGGATGGTTAAGCCACCGAAAATGTTATTTTTTGATAGTAAAAGGATTGATTAAATTTTCTTATTATATATTATTCAAATGAGTTGGAAATCTAAATATGAAGAAATATCAAAAAAGCGAATAGCTGAAATTGATAAATTAGAAAAAGAATTAGATGTATTTAATAAAAAGTACAGAGAGCTGGAGAATAAATTAAGACAAGCCCTCGAACTTATCCAAAAATTAGAACCTAATGATAAAAATAAATATTAAGCCTTTATCGGTTAATCAAGTTTGGCAGGGCAAACGATTTAAGACACCTATTTATAAAAGCTATGAAACAAGTTGTTTATGGTTATTACCTACAATAGAAATACCAGCAGCACCTTATGAGTTTCATTATGAATTTGGATTTAGTTCTAAATTATCTGATTTGCTTAATCCTGAAAAACCAATTACGGATATAATTTGCAAACGATATGGAATAGATGACCGATATATTAATAGGATGGTATTAGAAAAGGTTATGGTTAAAAAAGGTGAGGAATATATTAAATTTGAGATAACTCATGCAAAACCACGTTAAGGTTTACTTAAACCATTTCGGATATGGTGAAGATGATTTTATAAAATGTGAAAGACCCGAATGCAATAAAAGGGCAGTAGATATTATGCACCTTATACCACGTTCTAAGTTTGGTAAAAAAAGAAAAGATGAACAAGACCACATTACTAACCTTTTTGCAGGGTGTAGGTTATGTCATACAGCATTTGACGATGGGAAAAAATGGACATTAGAAGAAATGCAAAAAATACATTTATTTAATTTATCAAGATTAATATGAAAAAATACATATCATTTAGCGGTGGAGTTGAAAGTTCAACAATGGCAATACTTTATGGCAAAGGTGCTAAATTGATATGGGTAGATACCGGAGCAGAACATAAAGAACTTTATGACAGATTAGATATGTTTGAAAAATACATATTAGAACTACATAAAGGAGATTGTGAATTAATCCGTTTAAAAGGTTCTTATTCTACTAAAGGTGTAAAAGTAGATAGTTTGATTGATGCGATAAGAATAGGACAATTTATGCCATCAGGCCAAAAAAGATTTTGCACATCAGCATTTAAAATTAAACCTATTGATAATTATTTAAAGTCACTTGGCGAAGTAGAACTTATGATAGGTTTTAATTTGGATGAAGAAGGTAGGACAGGAAACCTTGAAAAAATATCAAGTATTAATTACACATATCCTTTAATTAATGATGGCTACACAAGAAAAGACTGTGAAGCTATTTTAGAATTTCACGGAATGCACCCATCTTTTCCTGTTTATATGAATAGAGGAGGCTGTAAGATGTGTTTTTATAAGTCACAAAAAGAATACAAAGCAATGTATTATTTAGACCGTGATACTTTTAATGAAATTAAAGAATTAGAAAATAATATTCAAGATAAAAGAACTAAGCGTTTTTCAATTATGGAATCAGGCAAATCAATGAATCAACTAGAACAAGAGTGCAAAGAAGAAATACCATTTGATTTTACCGAAATTTATAAAGATAGGGAGAGCAATCGTTCTTGTGGAGCATTTTGTAGAAGATAATATGACATACAAGGGATTTAAAATAGAACTAAACGAGTATTACAACTGGCGATACCCAAATACAAAATATTTATATTATAGTATTAATGATTGTGATAGACCTGTATTATGGGCTTCAACAATAGATGAATGCAAGAAAGAAATAGACCTTATTTAGATTAATTTTAAATTAGAAAACCCGATAAAACGTATTAGTTGAAATATTACTTTTGAAAATATGAAAATAAATGTATTGAGCCTGTTTGATGGGATGTCTTGCGGACAACAAGCACTTGAAAGAACTGGTATTAAAGTAGATAATTATTTTGCATCAGAGATTGATAAGTATGCAATCCAAGTTACTATGGCAAATTACCCCAATACAATTCAATTAGGGAGCGTTGTAGGAGTGGATGGGTATAGTTTACCTAAAATTGATTTATTAATAGGTGGAAGTCCTTGCCAATCGTTTTCATTTGCAGGTAAAAGAAAAGGAATGTCTACCAAATGCGAAACTGAGATATTAACCTTAGAGCATTACCTTGAATTAAAAGCAGAAGGCTACGAATTTGAAGGGCAGTCTTATTTGTTTTGGGAATATATGAGGCTATTAAATGAAGTTAAGCCTAAGTACTTTTTACTTGAGAATGTAGAAATGGGCGAGAAGTGGGAAAAGGTATTAAGTAAGGCAATTGGAGTTAATGGTATCCATATAAACTCAGCTTTAGTTTCTGCTCAGAATCGTAAGCGTATTTATTGGACAAATATAGGATTAGAACCGGCAGGATTATTTGGTTATCCAATGTCTATTATAAGAAAACCAAAAGACAAAGGAATATTACTTAAAGATATTTTGGAAAGTGAGGTTGATGAAAAGTATTTTTTGAGTGAGAAAATGTTTGATTGGCTAACAAAGCATAGCGAAAAAAAAGGAAATGAATTTAAGAAAACAAAGGGAGATAGAAAAGCTGGTTGTTTATCAATATCTGCTTTAAAAAATGTTAATTTAAGTGCAGATTTTATAATAACAAATTTAAATGATGAAGATAAAAATTATAATTTATTGAAAGAACAACTTGAAATTAAAATTAAACAAGTTAAACAAATAAATCCATCATTAGAAAGCGGAGGTAATCAACCATATCAACAAAATAGAATTTATGATACAAATGGAATTAGTCCTGCATTATGTGCTAATAAAAGTGATTTAATTATAAATACATCACGCATCCGCAGACTAACGCCAACAGAATGCGAAAGATTGCAGACGGTTAAAGATGGATACACCGCTCACGTTTCAGATTCTCAACGATACAAGATGCTTGGCAACGGTTGGACTGTTTCTGTGGTGTCCCATATTTTTTCTTATTTGCCTAAAGAATATTTTGCAAATAGGTAATAATTTATTACATTTGCGTAATAATATAATAAAACATATAATGAAACAATGTAGTATTTGTAAAGAGAGAAAGGAATTAAATGAGTTCCCATTTCAAAATAAAAAGCTAAATAAAATAATGGCAGCTTGTAAAGTGTGTAAGTCAATTATTCAAAAAGAGAATAGAAAGAAACTTGGTGAAGTCCAAAAAGAAAAAGACAGGATTTTGTACCAAAAAAATAAAGAACATAGGGTTAATTATGCAAGAGAGTACAGGGTTAAATATCCTGAAAGAACAAGGGCAACTAATTTGAAGCAAAAGTATGGTATAACTCAAAATGATTATGATAAAACTCTTAATATCCAAAATAATAAATGTGCTATTTGTGAAAGGGATATGAATGAGTATGGTAAGATATTTTGTGTTGACCATAACCATACTACTGGAAAGGTAAGAGGTTTGCTTTGTGACCCGTGTAATTATGGACTTGGGTTTTATGAAAAGCACAAAAACAAGTATATTGATTATTTAAAAAAACACGAATAAATGACAGTAGATGTTATTGCTTATATATTTTCTTATTTAGAATGATTCCAAATTAGCAAACCCAATAAATATATGAAATGAATGTATTTATTTTGCTCTACAATTAAACAATTAAAAAAATGAAAATTACAGTTAAAGAAACAATCGAAACGGAAATTGAAATTACATTTCCAAGTTTTTACAAAACAAATTACAATTATTCCAAACAGACTTACTATGCTTTTTTCAGCGAGAAATTGGGATTATGTATTACAGAAGGATTTACCTATCAAACTACACCAGAATCATCAATGATTGTATTCCAAGAGTTAGTTCCATGCGACAAATCAGAAGTAGAAGAACTATTTAAAGCTAATCAGAAGTTTTTTGAAACCACTATGGAAGGAACCGCAGTGTTAACTACGTAATTAAAGACTTGCAATGGAAAAGCTAATTAACAACTGGATTAAATCAATCTTCACCCGAAAATCAAGTTTTAAAAAACGACTTAAACAAATAAGTAAACCAATTAATTTCAAATGAAAGAATCAATATCAATAATAATTTTATATATAGTATAATGGAAAATTCAGAAATAACAGGCAAAAGAATCCTATTAGGAATATTTGTAGGATGTGTAATATTTTGGAGTTTAATAATTTTTAACCACTGTTAAGTAAATCGTAACAATTTTAATAATAATATAATGGCAAGAACAAATCCAAATCAATCAGAGCTTCCAAAAAATCCTGCAACAATGTTTGCACAATGGAAAGACCCAGGACTATTCCTTTATTGGGATAAAGAACAAGAAAAGAACATTGAGTTACCATCTAACTTTACGTTTATTGTATTAGATGAACTTTCAACTATCAAAGGTTGGAATGACCCAACAAGTTCAGGTATCTACGCTAATGAAATCAGAAACATTAAATCTGAAACATTAACGGTTAAATCATTTAAAGGCGGTTTAATAGCAGAAGGCACTTATGGTAACATTCACGATACTATTGTAGCGTCAGGAGGTAAATATTGCGCTTCTGTTTACATAGCTTACAAAGATTCAGAAGGCTTCAAAATAGGTAACATTCAATTTACAGGTTCATCTTTAGGCGGGTGGTTTGAGTTTCGTAAAGAAAGCAAAAACGATCTATATTCAAAAGCAGTACAGTTAACCGGTAAAACTGAAGCTAAAAAAGGGGCAACAAAATATTATGTTCCAGTCTTTAAGTTGATTGATGTAAGTCAAGAAACGGATGATATTGCAGGCAAATTACAAGAGGAATTAAAGGCGTATCACAAGGAGTATTTCAGCAAAACAATTCCCGTTGAATTAGAAAAAGAATTAGATAATGCTAAATCGGAAATAGAGCAACAAAAAGAAATAATGGACAAGCACTTTACGCAGCATATTCCTGACGATGGCTATATAACTAAAAAAGATGATGGACATTTAGTAAGTGCAACAACTCCCGAAAACGATACCGTTCCTTTTTAATTATGAGCTTAATTAAAGAATTTTATTTTAATCAAATTAACCAATTAGAAGAATTGGAATTACCAATTGAATATTTAAACAATTATGATAAAGAAAGTCCAAATAAAAGAATTTAAAGCCATCAAAGATTTTGATGAAAGTTTTGAGAATAATATTATTCTTTTAAAAGGTGATAACGGAGTAGGCAAGTCAAGCGTAATTCAATTTATTGAAATTGCGCTTGGCAAACAAAAGAACATACCGCCAAATGCCACAGGAGAAGGTGAAGTAATAGCAGACTTTAAAGGCAACCAATACTTATTCCAGGTATCTTTTAAGGACGGTAAACCAATTGTGACCATTACAGCACCTGACGGAATGAAGGATAATAAAAAATCAACACTTGCAGGAATAGTAGGGGCTATTGATTTTGATATTGACAAATTTGTAGAACAATCTAAATCTCTATCTGGAAGGAAAGAGCAAATAGAGACCTATAAAAAGTTTTTGGATAAAGAAATAGTTGAGCAAATTGAACGTTACGAATCAAATGTAGCTATTAATTATGAGCAAAGAACTATCGCTAATCGTGAGTTAAAGGCTATTGATGGTGCTATTGCATTACACCCAATGAAGGGAGAAAATCTTAACATTGAACCTATAGATGTGAGTGATGTATTTCAGAAACAAAAAGAAGCAAACGAACATAACTCAAAGATAGAAGTTGCCGAATCTACCCTATTGCAATTGAAGCAAGAAAATGAAAAATACGATTCAGAAATTGCTCGTCTTATGGATTTGGCAAAAGTA